GGTCATCTTACGGACATTATTACATCTCTCCAAAATGCAATAGATGATGGGTGGGAAGGTATTCAAAGTGATTGTGAACCTTATGATGATGACTGGGCTCCCTATCTCTACAAGCACCGCCCAGAAAACGACACAGAATATAAGAAACGGATGAAACTTCTTGAGAAAGAAGAGGAACAAAAACTCAAAACAAAAGAAAAACGACGCCAAGAGTATGAAAAACTGAAAAAGGAATTTGAGGACACTCCTTGAACCGACACAAGGGCACTTGAACTTTGTGCCCTGATGCCCTATAATACTCTCATACACACAAAAATCAAATGAAAAACCAAGAAATTCTAAATGCCCTAAATGAGAAAATCAAAGCAGCAGAAGAAGCGTTGCTGTATTTGAACCAAACTAAAGCGGGACTTGAACGAGTAATTGAAAAGCAAAAGTCACCAGTAGAAATCGCATTCAAAGATAATTATGGTGTTTATCCCGATGAGTTGAAAACTACTGATGACTTCAACTGTTGGAACTCCTTTAGGAGGGGGCATATTGCAGCAAAGCAAGAAAAGGTGAGTGAGTATCCGTATAAAAAATATACACCAGAAGAAACTGAAGAAAGTCTCAAAGATGCTATGAAAACCGCAAAATCTGATGGTGTGTTTGATGAACGCCCACCCGAAACACTAACACTCAAAAACCTTCTTAAGAAATGGGAGTTTGATTTCTCTGCTAAATGGGAAAATCCAAAGAATAGGACCAGTGAACTTTATGAAGAAGAATTAGAGAGGTTCATTCAAATGTTTATGGAGTGGTTGCCTGATGGTATTGTTATTGATAGTGGGCGTAATAAGTTTTGGACTAGTGGATATAATGCTTATCGTCGTGCTTTAAGGGGTAAACTCAAATGACTTCATACTCACAATGTCCTGGCGAATGCTATGATGAATTTTGGGAGAATGGTGATAATGAACCTACTCTGAATATTGACGAACTTACAAGGGGCAAAACCTATGATAAGAACTTAAATGAATGGGTGGAACAAACCACACGGTATCGTATTGATTATTATTACAAAAATGATATGGAACGACGCTGGCAGTATCATAAGACAATGCCCAAGGCAATTGCTACTGCGAATTTGTTGATTGCGACTGGTGATTATACGATTGTGAGTGTTACTGAGGAGTGTGTTAGTATGGGGCAGGATTGATGAAGACCTTTGATGACTGGTTCAATTCCTTAGAAGGATTTGCATTTCGTTCTGAGTATTTTTATGGTGATGTAGAAACTCAAGACGAACAAAGGCGAAAAGGTTTGATGTATCAGTGGTTAAAGGCATCTTATGATCAGGGTGTGGAAGATTCTTCTCATTCTAAATGATGCCAACCAAATCATTTTTGAAACCTGCAATTTTGAATCAGGCAGTTGCAGTTGCGATGGCATCTAATGCTCCTAAAAAAATGGGTGCAATTCTGTTTAGGAAGAATCGTATTGTTTCTTCTGCAGTGAATGATTATACTCGTAGTCACCCAATTCAATACTGGGCGGCAAAGAATGCAGCAATGATTTTTAATGAACCTCACTTGGAAAAGAAGGTGTTTCTGCATTCTGAAATCTTCGCCCTCATTAAAGCAAAAGAGGATGCTGATACGATTGTGGTTTGTCGTGTGGGTGGTCATGGAGGAAAAGAACTGCGAGATTCCCGACCCTGTAGAATCTGTACTGAATTCATTCGTAGTTGCAGTACTGTAGTTCACGTTCACTACTCAACTCCAAATGGATTTCTTTATGAGTATTGGGGGGGAGTAGACACTTTATAAACTGGCACATAACTCTCACATTAACTCAAAAATTCAACTATATTACAAATGACCTTCAACACATCCCGTAATCCAACACTACTGAATTTAATTATAGATGCCAGTGTCATTCTAATTTCACTGAAACTTCTAAATCTGGTGAATTTACCTTGGATTTGGATTCTATCACCAATTTGGATTTCTATATTCATCTTTGCCACAATTGCTTGCATTCTAACACTATTAACCATTATTGAGGTATTTACAAAATGAATCAAGAAGACATCACTGTAACACTCACTGCAACCGAACACGAACTTGTGAATGAGGCTCTACTACAACTTCAAAATTGTTTTGATGTGGTTTACACTTACACCGAGGCTTATGGAAATGTTGAGATGCGTGATAGAATGAATGAAATTGACATTCTTCGCACCAAATTTGCAGAACTGTGGGGTGATCGGTTTGATGATGAGACACTCCCAGAACCGTCCACCAGGCATTCTCAAATGCTTCAAGATGCTCTATACTAATCAAGTCAATCAAAAAACCTTACAAAGATTCTAAATGGCAGTAACTAAAGAAGAAGAATTCCCCTTTGACCAATTCCCATGGAAACTCACACATAAGGATGGTAAGGATGGTAAAGAAATACGAAAGTGCTTTTTTCAAACTGAAGAACATATGAACAAGCACATAGAACGATACAATTTTAAAAAGAAAGATATTAAAATTGGTTATAAGTATGAGTGACATAGATAATGTGGGCAACAACTTTTGTCTTGGCGGATTATAGTTGTGTAAGTCCCACTCATTATCATAAATAATACTAAGTCCCGCCAAGACACAAATGAATAAAACACCAGTAATATATTGCTTCTATTGTTTGATTAATGGAAAAAAATACATAGGTAAAAGTATTAATGTATCAAAAAGATTAGGAAGACATCGTAAAAATGTAAAAGATGGTGTTGTAACTAAATTTTATAATGCTGTGAGAAAATATGGATGGGATAATTTTATATTTGGAATAATTGAAGAATGTAATGAAAATACTTTAGATGAAAAAGAAATATTTTATATTCAACAATATAGAACTTTAAACGATGGATATAATATGACTTCTGGTGGAGATGGTGGAATAACCTGGATTATGCCCGAAGATATAAGAAAAGAATACTCTGAAAGAATGAAAACTTTTGAGCATACTGAAGAATCAAAATTAAAAATTAGTCAAGCAAATAAAGGTAGAAAATGGAATGATGAATCTAAAAAAAAATTGAGTGAAAAATTAAAGGGCAAAAAAGGTCCTATTATTTCACAAGATGGTAAAAAAAGAATAAGTAATTCTAAAAAAAGTATTAAAAGACCTCAATATATTATTGATAAAATTATTAAAACTAAGAAAAGTAAATATAAACCGGAAAATCATATTTCTGCTAAAAAGTTTATTTTTATATCGCCAACAGGTGAAGAATATTTCGTTGTTGGTGGTTTTAAAAAATTTTGCGATGAAAATAATATTTCCAATTGGGGTATGAGGAATATTCTAAAAACTGGTAAAGTAGTTCCTGGGTGTAAAAATTGGATGGTTAAAAGAAATGATTGACTTTCATAAGATTGTAGGTTATTCTAATAGAGAATTTCCTGCACTAGATCCAACAACATCTTATTATGAATTTTTATCTTATTGTCTTTGTTGTGAAAGTTTAAATAGACCAATAAGAATTGGTGGATTTATGAGGTATCAAAAGTATCTTCGTGAGATAGGACTAATTTGATGATTGACAATATTCATCTGGTCAATTATAATACAGAGAGTTGCATTTCCGCAAAACATTATGGTTTATGACAATCTATCAACATTTGAAAGAGCACTTGCAAGGTTTGGTGATAAAGTTCAATTGATTGTAGGTCTTGAAGTTGGAGATAAGATCTCCCCTGAATATGCTTATCGAGAAATTAAGGAGATGATGAAAGAACTTAAAAAACTTCGTAAAATAGAAAAGGACGAATGGGAAGAAACTGGTGATGGAATCTGAAGACACACTCAAAATTACACAAAATTCTGATGGATCTTATAGTATGGATTGGGATAAGCAAGATCCTAATTGGAAATGGATGAACGATCTAACTTCAAAGGAGATTGAAATTATTATGAAAAATGCAATAGAGGATTATAACAATGAACTCTGATTACAAGAAATACTCTCTTGGACAACTTGAAAATTGGATGCACGATGTGATGAGTTCGGCAGAAGCATCACCACAAGAAATCTATGATACTATTAAAAAAGTAGTTGAAGAGAATTATTACCATCATAAAAGAGGTGCAACAGAAGCAAATGAACTTCTTGCTCTTTTAAATGGTAATGGTAAAGATCATACTAAAGATTGGAATGATTTTTGGGAGTCTAGTATTGAAACTGATGAAATACATTCTTCTGAAGAAAAATGGGATTTTAACACATGGGTTGTTCCTATTGAAAATGATTGGACTATTACCTTCCCCGAAGATCTAATTGAACAGGTTGGATGGAAAGTGGATGATTTTTTAGAATGGCATAATCAAGGTGATGGTTCTTTTAAATTGATTAAAAAGTAATCACTAAAAAAATAATACTTTATTACGGAGAATTGAAATGGCATTAGGAAAACAAGTAGAAGAATCACTTAAGGAAGCTGAGGCATCTTTGCGGAATGCTTTATCGTATTCTGCAAGAACTGAAAGACCATTGGTCTGCAGTGTAGTTGCAGACATGATAACACGTATAGACAGTCTCATATCAGCAGATGCTCTTTTAGATAAAATTGAAAACAGAAAACCAGGAAGTAGTGGAGATTTTGGAGCATTCTTTAATTATGAATGATCAAGATTCAACCCAATCTAATGAGTTTGGTAAATCGCTACAAGAATGGTGGAATTCTGATGCATGTAAACAACTACAAAAGCAATCGGAAGAAATCGTTCAAAAAGCAGTAGGAAAATATCATATTCTTTCTGCTGATGATAAGTATGATATGGTTCAGGCAATCTGCTATATTATGTGTAAAGCAGAGAAAGAGGGAATTAGTCATCGTGGTCTCATGAATGAATTGGGAATATATCCTGAAGCTTTTTGGATTTCTGAACTCATGGATACACATAACGCACTCTGGGGTTATTATCATGAATGATACCATAAAACTTATGCAATCCCAAAGAAAAAATTAAATTCCTACATAATATAAGAACTATTATGTTAGAATAAACACAAACAAATTTGAGGATTATGAGTCTTTCCAGAACAAACATAGAAAAATTAACAAAAGAAGAGTGGAATGAATTAAATGCTTTAAGACTGGCAATTAATTACAATCCACATTCAGTGTCAACTCAAAAAATGGAATTATTCACTGAACTATTTGTTCGTTCCATTCAAGGAAAAGGTGATTCAATGCCAGTATGTATTAAATCAATTAATTATTAAAATAGATAGCAAAATCATTTATAAATTTTTTATGAAAACCATTGACCAGCATATTCAAAAAGATAAGAGTATTTTAGAAGATCCCCTGATCTCAGCACAATTAAGGCGCCATACAGAAGAAGAATTGGTGGCATTAGAAGCATACAAAGAGCATCATCCTGAAGATTCTCATGATCCAACGGCATTGGAACTTTATTGTGATTCTCATCCAGAATCTCTTGAATGTAGAATATACGAAGACTGATCAGGGCATTGTGCCACTTGAGTAATTGGTACAGAAGTGTCCCAGGGCAGGTATCGTTGCCCTATACTAGACCAGTACGCAATCAACCGATGACCACTACCAGTTTCGCTGACTACGCCGCTCAAGCAGAGGCACGGCAGGACATTGCAAACGCCGTTTTGGGGCATACTTACGCTCTCTGTGAGGCACTGCGGCAGAACTTTATTGAGTATTCTATTAATCAGCATGAGCGTTCTATGGAATATTCTGATGCCGGTGATGTTTCCTCTGTTCGCTATCATGAAGGTTGTATTGAAAAACTGAAGCAAGGTATTTGCGATTATGAGTTCTATCCTGAAACTGGTCGTAAGTATCATAAAATCATTATGAATGCATCTGGTTCACGTTCGGTTCATGCTTTTGTGGACAAACAGACTGGAAGCGTATTTAAGTCAGCATCCTGGAAATCTCCTGCCAAAGGTGTTCGTTATGATCTTCGTATCATTGAGCAGCGTGAATGGTTGCTTGAGAATGCTGATTGGGCAGGAAGTTATTTGTATGCAAAGTGATTATGTCTAGTAAAGAAAAACTAATTTTTATTTCATCATTTATTTGGTTTCTTCATTGGGGATCATGTCTCACATTATACATTATGGATATGGTTATAGGAAAAGACTTTGTGAGAATGTTACCTGTTGGTTTTTAAATAAGTTTTTACCACGCCATCAAATCTATCTTGAAATACAACATCGTGGTATGAAACGGGAATGTGCTTATGGTTATTGTGATTATACTGGTCAATCATATCGTCCTAGAGAGTTTTTGATTGAACTTGATACTCATATGAATCAAGAACTCTATACTATAACTCTTCTACATGAATTAGTACATTTACGTCAATGGGTAACAGGTTCTCTTCGCAGCAAACATGGTAAGAGATATTATGGGTCTATAAATGTAGATGAACTTGATTATGAGAATAAACCTCATGAGATAGAGGCAAAAGAACAGGAAATGATATTGTATCATCAATATCATTCAGATTATTCCAATGAAAACCTTATTTTTTTATGAACGACAAAGATCTACAACAGTTTATTCGTGCATTTGAAGATTTTATGCAACATTTTGAAGTTGAAGAACTTTATTATGAGGGCCGCAAAGTTTATGAGAATCATCTTACCAAAGCACTTAAAATTCAAGAATATGATATTGAAGAACTTGCCTCACAATATGAGGTAACTTGCGACTACATCATTCAAGAGTTTATTCTTGATTGACAAATCCACCAAATTCATTTAAAATCAAGGAGTAATTTAACACAAAAAATGAAATCACTTTATATTGTTGACTACTGGGTTCCGTTTCCCTCTTCTGAGTATGGTGGAGTAGTCTCTTTAATTGCCGAGTCTGATACTGAAGCATTTGCTCTTCTTTCAAATGAAAATTCCTATGATGATAGGTACATTGATAGGATTATGCCCAATGTAGTAAGTGCCCAAAAGTTTATACTGGCAGATGAATATGAATCTGGAATCATTGATTCATTTACTACATGATTTCAGAATTTCCTCATAAACCACCAGACGGTTATTCCTATGAGTACGAACAATTCAATATTCGTACCATTCGGGTTATGCTTCTCTGCCATTGGAAATTTGATTACAATCTTGGTGCCAGTACCTCCACAGTATGGGGGTTTTTTAATCCAAAGAAAAAAATATATTATGCACCAATTAATCTTAAAACAATTGGTAAGGAAGTAAATATAAAAAATACAACTCCATATACAGCAATGCAAATTAAAGGAACTCCACTTGAGGCAGCATTTTTATGACTGCTTTTTGTAGAGGTTTGGAAGTTAGATACAAATCTCATGTGGGATTTGTTTATTTTGTATGTGAAAAGTATATTACTATCTGTACAAATAACTTTGACGATAAATCTAAAGACGTTTGCTTACTAGTATATTCAAATCAATGGAAAGATGTACAATTGATGAAGGAATCTGAAAAATGAAGTATCAAGTGATTTATCTTAAACCAAAAAAGAAAGCATACTCAAAACAAATTGCAACTTTTCTTACCATTGAAGATGCGGGAACAAATCGTAAAGCAACAAGGATGCAAAGAAATTGAGATTGTGCCACTTTTTGAACTGGCACACACCTGATCCAAAACCTCTGCTACATCCCTTACAATACTAACAAGCGGAACAAATCCGCACTATCTTCTGAAATTCAAACTATGATTACCGCAACTCGTCATCCTTTTGTTATCGCTCGCACCTTCACCAAAGAAGAATCCTCTGCGGTTAACACTATGGAACTGGTTCCTTCTGCTGAAGGTAATGATTCCTATGACGTTCTGATCACCTATCAGAGTTCTGATAAGGTCTATCGCTATGAGGTTGAGGACGACGCCACTGCCGAACTATGGCATGGTATCATGAGTGATGCTGAAGTCTGTTCTAAGACCTCCTGGGGCAGTCTGGTGAACCTTGCCCGTGCTCATGGTGACATTGTAGAAGTGGTGGTGTGACGATTCGATAACTGGTACAAGGGGCATCCCGAAACCGTTCTGGGTGCCCTATACTAAACAAGTCAACCAAACACAGACATGAAATTCTCTGATCTTGATTTTCAACCTCATCCGGTCTGGGATGATGGGATTCAGGCAAAACACTTCTTCGATAATGGATATGGAGTAAGTGTAATTCGATCTCGCAATTCCTATGGTGGTTCTGAAGGTCTTTATGAGGCAGCAGTTCTTAAAGGAAATGATGATGAGTATGAAGTCTATTATGATACTTATATCACTGAGGATGTTCTTGGGTATCAAACCGAAGAGCAGATTGAGTCTGTTCTGAATGACATTAAAAATCTTTGATGTAAATATGGTCGTTGGAATTCTAATGCTCTCTGCATATGTGTTGGGAGCACTTCATGTTATTATTTTTAAAAAAATTTATGAGTAAACTTCTTGATCTCATTGAACAAAACGCAATCAACCAATCACGTCCCAAAACTATGTCATCTTCATCTTCATCCGGTGGACTCAGTTTCACTGGCGCACTGACTATTCTGTTCATTGGACTTAAACTGGGCAATGTAATTCACTGGTCGTGGTGGTGGGTATTGTCACCAATTTGGATTAGTCTTTCAATTGTACTTTTTGTTCTTTTGATTGTTGGTATGGTATTTTTGATTTCGGAGTTGAGCAAATGAGTGAAAGAGCGCAAAAAGTGATGAATTCTATTTGGGAATCCCGTAATAGTGGTGGTGCCGACACGGAGAATAAACTGATTTCTTCGGCAATTCGCATCATATCCGAAAGCATTGTGTATTATAGTGCTCAAGATGGTAGAATTGTTCTAGACAAAAATGATTTTCTCAATCTTGCATCTGAAATTGAATCTTTAGAATCATGACTGAAAACAAAATTATGAAATAAATAACTGAAAAGAATTCAGTTAGATGAAATCATATTCCCAATTCATCGTTGAGGCACAAAGAAGAATGAGAGTTCTTCGTACTGCTCATTATACAGATTCTAGCACTCAGAAGTCTATGCTTGATCAAGGTCTAAGATCTGGAACTCGTTCTGATGGAACTTATCATGATAAGGGAATGAATGTACTTTATACAACTCCATCATCTAGAGTGGGAGCAGATTATGGTGGAAAACGAGTTAATTTTAAAGTGATAAATCCAAAAGTGACTCGTATTGATTCGCCTAAAACTTATGGAAGTAGATTTAAAGATTGGATGGCAAATGCCTCTGAAGATGATTTGGTGAATAATAAGAATCGTCCTGAAACTCCATTTAAACAATCAAGAAGCGCAATTCGTGGTGGAGCAAAGGTTATCAATGTTCCTGATGCTCATGGTGGGCATGATCAACCAAAAAAAGGAAATCGTGGATCTTATGTTATTTTAGATAAGGATCTTGCCAATAAATCTATTGATCGTAATCCTTCACCTACCATGAGAGCAAGAAATAAACCAAGAAGAACTCAAACACAATCGAAGAAGAAATAAATAACAGAAAAAGAATTCGGTTAAGATGAAATCATATCAGCAGTTCATTGCAGAAGCAAAGGAAGCAAAACCACCAAAAGAAGTTCTTCGTAAAATAGATTGAGCATATGGAAGAAAGTATCCCGGAACAAACGTTGATGTTTCGCATAATGAGAAATCTGGTGATCTGCGTGTAAATCAACTCTTCGTTCCTCCAAATATGCAAGGAAAAGGAATTGGAACAAGAGTGATGAAAGGTCTTACAAAGTATGCTGATAACCAGAACAAAAGAATGACTCTTACTCAGGATCCAGACAAAGGTAAGAAGGCAAAGTTAGCAAAGTTTTATAAGGGACATGGATTTGAATCGAATCGTGGAAGATCCAGAGACTTTACAACCAGAGATACTCATATCAGACATCCAAAAGAAAGAAATAAATAACTGAAAAGAATTTGGTTCAGATGAAGACATATTCTCAATTCATATCTGATCTTCAAGAAAGATATTATGAACCAGATGAAAAGCAATCCAGAGAGAGTGCTCTTGAAAAGGCAACAAAAAAATCAAAAACAAGAGCAAGAACGATTGGAGGACAATCTCCGGAGAATCAAGAACGCTGGGCGAAACAATATGATCTGACACGAACAAAAGTCAAGCACGGAGCGGATAATCCTACAATCAATCGAAATGTATCACATAAGGATAAAGATGAGATTGAAGTTGATGCTGATGATGATAACGATGTGTATATTCGCCATAAACCATCTGGAATTGGTTATTCAATTGTAAAGTCTGATGAATCTCCTTATGATGATGTCAGAACTGTTGAGTGGGGTCATGATAGACAAAACGATAAAAAGAATCTATCACCTCATGAAAGACTTAAGATTGGAAGAACTGCAAAGAGAGTCTGGGATAAAGATGTAGCTCCCCGTCTTCCAAAAGGAACTGTTTTACATAATACTCCCGCCAGTTCTTATGATGAAAGAGGAAGAGAAAAACCAGTGAATCGAAGAGCGGAGATCTATAAAAGATCGGGTTTTGGTCCTACTGATGATGAAAGAGATCAATTTGCAAGTGTTGGTAGAGAACCATCACCTAGGCAAAAGGCAAAGGGTAAGGGAAGACTGAAACCATTAGATCCTAGAAAGACAAAGACAAATGTGGAATGGGGAAAGAATAGTGATGAGTACGAGGATGATTACGAAGATTGAGACCACTTGAGCAACTGGCACAAGACGCATCCATTACTCCCTGAACCCATGTTATACTACATTCGTACCACACAAAACAATCATGGGTTACTACGTTTCGATTGAAGAGAGCACCTTTACGATTCCTGCTGAGAATCTGGACGCTGCTTATGAGGCAATGTGCCAACTGAATCACACTGTTCCAAATCGAAAGAAAGTTGGTGGTAGTTGGGGATCTGGTGACTGTTCTAAAGATAAAGCACCTGAATACGGCCCCTATAAAGCAGCATGGTTCTCATGGATGGATTGGGATTATGACCAGAAATGTAAGAATGCAAATGAGATTCTGCAACAACTTGGATTTTGTACTTATATTGAAGGTGATGGAAGTCTTGTAATTGATGGATATGATTCCAAGGCTGGCCAAGAGGATTTGTTTCTGAAGTCCATTTGTTCACTTGCCGAAGGTTTCATTGTCTGGAAAGGTGAACAGGGTGAACTTTGGGGTGAAACCTATGGTGGGAAAGAAGTGATTGTAAAAGAACGTCAGAAAGACTACAGCGACATTGTGACGGTCTGATTACTGGCACACAGAGCACTCAAGATCCGCCAAGAGTGCCATATACTATAAAAGTCAACCAAACACAACGGAGCAATCTTATGGGTCTTGACATGTATCTTTACGTCTCCAACACATACTATTCAAAGTATGGAAGGGATGAACAAAAAGAAAAAGAGAATGTAAAAACTGTCGCCAAAATGATAAAAGCAGAAGATTTTCTGTTTGATGATGATTTTCAATCTGCGACTGTCCAACTTCAAGTTGCATACTGGCGTAAAGCAAATGCAATTCATAAGTTCTTTGTGGATACTTGTGCAAATGGTGAAGATGATTGCCAAGAGATTTATGTTGATCGTGACCATCTTGTAGAACTCAAGAGTCTTTGTGAGAAAGTTCTTGAGAATCATGATCTTGCACCTGAACTTCTTCCTACTCAATCTGGATTCTTCTTTGGTAGTTATGAATATGATGAATGGTATTTTGAGAATCTGAAGAACACAATCAAACAGATTTCAAAAGTGATTGATCGTACCGAAGATACTTGTTGGGACATTACCTATAGTGCCAGTTGGTAATGTGGCACATAGGGCACTCAGACTCCTCTCTGAGTGCCCTATACTAAACAAGTCAACCAAACACATCCCACCATTGTTCTACGTTTTTCAAACTCACATAGAAAACGATCAAGTTCAAATCACAAATCTTTATGAGGTTCGTGATGAATGGAATGCACAAGCAGAGGTTGATCGTATTAACTCTAATTTAGATTCTGCTGGTATTCCTTCTTCTGTCTCTTGTGCTTATTATCAATGAAAACTTCCTTTCTTCGCTGGCCACAAACAAAGACAAACAATCTGAATCCCTGGTATGTGATTCTCTGGCGTTTTTGTTTTATTCCTTTTGTATTTTTGTTTGGTCTTGGTTTTTATTTGAGTATTCTTCTTCTCACTTTGAGTTTTTATCAAGCAGAAACCTTCCGAAAGGAGTGGTTCTGAAATGATTGACCATGATGGCAAACAATGCAATCGGTGTGGTGAAGGAACCTATGAAATCGCTGATCTGAACGATGAAATACACGGTGAACGCCACTGTAATAAATGTGGGCACTTTGTTAAACGTTATGACAATGAGGAACAAAGGAAATGACATACAGCAATCTCTCCAAGATCAAACCAAAACTTAGAACTCAAGGTAACATCACAGGTAATTTCGGCAGACCAAAAATGAAAGCAAATTCTCCTCTTCGTGCTCTAGGTGAAACAAAAGGTGGTGTAGGTAATCTTGCCACACAAGAAGATTATCTGAATCGGTTGTATTATGCTTTTGATAATACCGAAGATGAACAACTCAAGAAGTTCATTTACGGTCAAATTCGTAACATTCTTGTTCAACAAGGTAAATGGTGATCTGGACACTTTGATCACTGGCACAAGGTAGGCACTGATCCGCCTCCTTGTGCCTTATACTATGTAAATCAAATGATTAAGGAAATGGACCTTCAAAACGAACATACTTTCATTAACTTTCAAAAAGGATCTAAGACTCTTCAGTATGTCAGAGAGAACTATCTAAATCGAAACTTCTGTAGTAAGACTCTTTCAATATATGATAGTTGTGACATTATTGGTTATACGTTGAATGAGAAACAAACCAAGATTATTCGTATTTTCTACAATAAGCATGGTCGTCCCGAAGGTGATCGAGTAGTTGAGACTGTTCTGTTTTCCTCTATTAAAGTCAAGAAACTATCACAATTTTTACATAATTAATTTAATGTGTTATTAAATAAATGTATTAAAAACATATGTTGCGAATTTGTTTGTCTGTGGAAAAACTGTGGAAAACTTATAATATCTGTGGAAAACTTATGAGTATTGTACCTTTAAATGCCTTAGAAACCCCTTTAAATCCCTTAGAGTCCCTTTAAATCCCTTAGAGTCTTGTGACCTTTACCGGTATTGTATCAGATCGCCGCGTTTTTGTCAAGCCCACTCCCCCGCGAGCGCCCCAGAACCCCCATAAGGACTCTTTATATTACAAAATCTCATAAAATCTAGTCGAGATGTGCCCAAAACCACACAAATCTAGTCGAGAGTACATATATAACACATGAATCTCGACGAGACGGGTCATAAGACTTGCATCTCGTCGAGATTCATGCTACAATAACAACGTTCTCACAGGATCTCGACGAGTTATGTACGACGATTATGATTTTGACTACGAATATGCTAATGATTCAGCGCATGATCTAGAGGAAGAGTACACAAATGACCCAGACGAAGACTATTCACGGGACGGGCAAGATTATGAGACGCTTGCATACCGTCATTATGCATGATATGATCTGAACACATCGCAAAGAGGAACATGCTAGCACAGAAACGTCTGGTACAGGTCACACTTGATATAGAGTGTTATGATGATCTGAATCTAGAGGATTTAAACTGGTCAGATATGCTACACCTAGAAGGTGATGAATGTGTACATACAACCATTAAAGATACCTACGATGTGTACTGATGTGCCAGTCTAAAAATTGACACAAAGTTATATAAATAATAGCACTTAGATCATTATATCATAGAGCAGCACTTGAATTCTCCTACGGGACCAAGAATCAATCTGACAGATATAATAACTGAGTGCTAGAATTTAATAGGTTAACTGGGTTTAACTATAGGTTTCCCGATATACTAAATGTGGTTGGAATAGAAGATAACTAACTCGTGTTTTTGAACGCATCAAAAACGGGAGAATTTTTTGCTGTCTGGATATAATGATGTACCAGTTATCAGACTGTCCACTACTCACTGACTTAACCGGTTCCGATGCCTTACATTGATGTCGTGGTTGAGAGACCACCTCACTTACTTGTTTTCGACATGAGCATCTACACTGACAATGGTTATGTAAACCGCAAGGAGTATCTGAATGAACTCCGCGATGAGTACGGTTCGGATCTGGTCAACACTTTGCTGACTGTTCTTCCTGCGAGTGAAGACTTCGATGGTCTGATCTCTGCACTGGAAGATGCAATGGACGATTATTGATCTGTCCACTGGGCACTCTGGGTTCTCCTAGGGTGCCCTAAGATTACAAAGTCAACCAAACACCACTCAAACATCATGGCAACAAGAGGAAGAATCGGAATTTTACTTCCTGATGGTAGTGTTCTTTCAGTATATTCTCATTGGGATAATTATCCTGAGTGTAATGGTGTCAAACTTCAGGAACATTTCAATTCTTATGAGAAAGCATCAGAACTAATTGATGGTGGAGACATTAGTTGTTTATGGACAAATCGGAACTGGACTAATGAAGCTCAGGAAGAATACTTCACTCTCTATTACTCTGCTCGTGGAGAAGTCACTGAACCTCGTTATGATTTGTCTCTGAAGACTTATCTTGCCAATGGTGAAGAGTATGCTTACATCTACATGGATGAGCAATGGGTCTGTTATGATCTTCATGGTTCTACACCTGTGATTGTTGAGATTCCTGCTCCTGCTGTGACACCTGATTAACTGGCACAAGGGGCACTCAAGATCCGTCAAGGGTGCCCTATGATTACAAAGTCAACCACACGACAAACACTCATGACCACCGACAACGACCAGATCACTCAACAATTCAATTCTCTCACTGGAGATCAAGTTCAGCAATTTATTGAGAACTATGCTGAGCGATGTGTAGACGACATGGATACCAAATGCCTGATGCAATTTGTGTATGATACGATTGTTGAAAATCTTTCAATTCAATCTTCTCATGATGTTTTGGAACAAATTTCTGGTGTTTATGATGATGCTGTCATTCAAGAACTGATTGGGAGTGTGACGGTCTGACAACTGGCACAAGGGGCACTCAAGATCCGTCAAGGGTGCCCTATGATTACAAAGTCAACCACACGACACCTTCATGGAATACTACATCGTTGAGATCACTCCAGATGCTTATGAGACTCTGGCAGTGTATGCTTCTTATGAGGAAGCAGATGATGCACTGGATCACTTCTGCGATGTGTATCCGAATGGTTACATTGACATTCTGTCAGAGGAAGAATTGATTCATGTAGGAAAGACCAGTAGACCAGTCTGAGAACTGTCACCAGAGGCACCTAGAGCGTCTTCTAGGTGCCTTATGATTACAAAGTCAACCACACATCCCCAAACACATGGAAGACACTCTCTGGATCGAAATTGCTGATGCTCCTGGTGAAATCTTTGACATTCCCGAAATGTGGGATGAAGAAGATGATGAACCATCTTTCAGTTCCAAACTCAACTCCAACTTCGACTTCTGAATCATGGAATTTTCTAAGGTTCTTACACTCTCCACCATTCATTTGCACACCTTGGAGGCTGAAAAGATTGGTAATATTGCTTATCTTTCCAATGATACACTTTCTTTGGTAAATGCTGACTCTGGAATGTGGGACACATATTTGAACGAAGGTATGCACTGCCTGGTAGATTTACTGAGATTGGTTTATACTCAATTTCCTGATGTTGATTATGTAATGTTTGATCCTGATGCTAATGCAGAAGAACTGTTCAAAGAATATACCTGGTAGGACACTCTGACAACTGGCACAGCGGCACCTAGAATCCCCTCTAGGTGCCTTATGATTACAAAGTCAACCAAAGGGATCTCACCATGATCGTCAACGGATACAAAATCGAACCGGGTGCTGGCCTTGAGGGTGCTAACCTTCGGGGTGTTAACCTTCGGGGTGTTAACCTTGTGAGTGCTAACCTTCGGGGTGCTAACCTTGAGGGTGCTAACCTTGAGGGTGCTAACCTTGTGTATGCTAACCTTCGGGGTGCTAACCTTGAGGGTGCTAACCTTCGGGGTGCTAACCTTTTTGGTGCTAACCTTTGGTTTGCTAACCTTGAGGGTGCTAACCTTCGGGGTGCTAACCTTTTTGGTGCTAACCTTGAGGGTGCTAACCTTGAGGGTGCTAACCTTTTTGGTGCTAACCTTTTTGGTGCTAACTTAATTGGAACCATTCTTGAGAAAAAAGAAGAACCTCAAGATGATAAAGACCTCAAGATTAAAGAACTTGAGGAAGAATTGAAGAAATATAAAGATACAATTAAGTCCCTTAAGGCACTGTTAGACACCTGAACAACTGGCACAGCGGCACCTAGAATCCCCTCTAGGTGCCTTATGATTACAAAGTCAACCAAACGGACACCTTCAATGCCCGACACCATCAAAGAGTTCTTCACCAATGAAGAATGGGACATGATTTACAACTTCGTTGGTCATGGTCTGGATGATGATGAAGAAGATTCTGAACAAGTTTACTCCATTCGCAATAAAATTCACTCGCTCTTTGAAAATGCCTGACACTTTTAACTTCACTGGTAATGCTGTTACCTTCCTTGGCATGGTTGGTATTGTTTCGACGGGCATTATTCTTGTCACTGCCTTTAGTCGTTATTTCCATTCTCCTCTTCGCAAATGACTGATCTAGAAAAAACGGAACTCTACTACAAGAAAACTCAAATCTTTGAACTCTTGTATGAAAAATGCCAAGAAGATCGTGACCTTCTTGCTGATACCCTTGACGAGTTTATTAATTCTCTCAGTGATGAGAAACTGAATGAACTTGAAGACTTTATTGTAAACAACTACGGAGACGATTGATTATAGTCTAGTCGAGATTATACTCTCGTCGAGATGTGACAGTCGCACAAGTGGCACACACAATCTCGACGAGACTCACAATCTCGACTAGATTGCACACAAGCAAACATACAAAACGCATCGAGATCATGAACACTGCATTTGTTACACCAGTCTCGCGCAAGGCAAAGAATCGCTTTGCAAATCTTATGGACGCGAACAATGAGTGTATCATTGAGCAACATGTAGGCAATCGTGTGTTTCTTACAAGTGTAAATGGACGCAATCACTTCTGGGTTATGCTTGACAAAGACGCAGACTGGATGGTAGAATTATAAGATAAAAAATAAGAAAGATAAGATATAATAAAGACGGAAGGGGTTGGCCGTCGCTGAATGTTAAAGTTACCCGGCGCGAAAGAGAACAGATAATCATAGTATAGGTGAGTGGGTTCTTGTGGATCGGGGTGGTGCCTGATCCACTTTTTTTAACATAATGATACTGTTATATTTCAAGGCAGGTTCCGTGGCGATGGATTGTTCAGTAGGGATACCTCTCCCCCGTTGGTGCTGGTTGTCCGTCTATAATACAAGATGCTTGCCCACCAAACCCTGCTGCTGTGCCAATCCACTGACTGTCACAAGGTCGCTGGACCCTACCGGTTCTGGCGTGTCATTCTTCTCTCAACGGCGCACCACTGACGCCGCCCACCGCTTCTAAACCAATGACCACCATTCAAGTTCTGATCAACGGCAATCAAGTTCAGGGTGAGATTGAGTACGTTGCTGCACTTTTGGGCATGGTTTCTAACACTATGGTGCAACCTGCTCCAGTTGTTAACAATGAACCTCAGGAACTTATCCCGTTTAATGCTTTTCTGGAGGTTGAACTTACTCCTCATTTTGGTGCCAAAGGTGCAACATTCATTGTTGAGAAACTGAAACTCTGCCGCAAGTGCAACAACTTTGTTTACATTAAACCCATCTATAAGTTGGCAAAAGGTGATGTAATCAAGCATGAACTTCTGACGGCAGTAAGTGCTATTTACCGTTACAAGTTTGGTGTTTATTCTGCAACGTCTACTAAGTATTCTTTGAAGTCTATCATTAAGCATGTGCAAGAATGTCCAGAATGTGGTAAGTTTGCTAAGGTTTTTGTAGATCGTCTCATCGCTGAGAAACTCTGGAAGTGACAGTTTGTTAAGTGGCACAGGGGGATCGCGGGATCCCCCTTCCGATGCTGTAGGATTAGCAAGTCGATCACCACCACACCCGACCAATGCTCAACATTATCACCGATCGCGTTACAGTTACTGCTAACACCGGCAACGGCAAGACAGGCGCAATGACCACCACGCGCACCGAACGTTCATCCTGTCCGGCAACTTGCCCATTCTATCAAGCAGGATGCTACGCTAATCTGGGGCGTGAGCGTATGCATTGGAACCGCCTTAACAATGGCGAAACTGGTGTAGTCTGGTCTGAGTTTCTTACAACAATCCGCCGGATTGTACCCAATGGTTCACTCTGGCGCCACAACACCGCTGGTGATCTGTTGCACAATGATGGCAACATTAACTACCTTGCGCTCAAAGGTTTGATTAACGCAAACAGAGGCAAGCGTGGGTTTACCTATTCTCACCATGTTCTGAATGAGCATAACATCATTTGCCTTCAGAATGCCAATGGTTTGGGTTTCACTGTCAATGCATCTTGCGAGTCGGTTGATGATGCTGACCGTGTGATGAGTCAGCATAGCATTCCTGCCGTTGCGGTTGTTCACTCTGAAGAAACCCGCCGATTCTTTACCACTAGCAGCGGTCGCAAGGTTATCACTTGCCCGGCAGCATTGCATCCTGGTAAGGTAACCTGCGCCACTTGCGGTTTGTGTCAACAATCCGACCGGGAGTTTGTTATAGCATTCCCGGCGCACGGTGTACAGCGTAAGAAAGTTAATGCTATTGTGACGGTCTGACCACTGGCACAAGGGGGGATCCGATCCCCCCACACTGCGCCTAGGATTAGCAAGCAATCAACCACAACGCCCACCAATGAGCAACAACAACATCGTCACGGTTAAAGTTAAGTTGAACAATGTCCAGTTCGACTTCAAAGATGCCGATCTTGAGATTAGTGATTGGCACATGGAGCAGATTCAGAATCACTACGAAGACAAGATCGTAGAGGTTGAAGCAGAGAATGATCCCGAATACTTCGATGATTATGTGATCGAAGCGGTCACAGATCATCTGTCTAATGTTAGTGGATGGTGCGTCAATGATTACGATTATTCTATTGTTTCGGTTTCGTAACAAAGGGGGGGGGATCCACGATCCCCCTTTCGGATGCTGTAGGATTAGCAAGCAACCGACCCACACCACACCATGCCCACGATTACCGCTCATTGCCTGCCCATCCATCACGATCCGCTCTGGTATCCCGTCAGCGATTCTTACACTGTGGACGCCGCAGATGTTATCACTCTGCTGGAAGACTTGAAGGAGGAGCGTTATGCTTATATTCTCCTTGAGTATAACAATCAGATCACAGTCGGTTATGGTTTGGATTGCGATGAGGAAGGTTGGGGCACTGAGTATAACCAACTCTCACTCTCTGAGATTAACTTTCGGAAAAAATACATCGGGTAAGTATAATCAACCGGGGGCAATCCTGCCCCCTTTTTGTATACTTTTTTTATTATTATTTCAAGGGTGGTTCCGTGGCGATGGATTGATCAAGCAGATACCCCTCTGCTGTCTTTGCTGATTGTCCCCTTATCCTACAGCATCGCCAGCACCGATCCCAGCGATCCCGGCGAAAGTTCACAAACCGACACACGCCAAAATAGAGTCTGCCTTGATCCTAGCACGGCGGCGCCCCCCCTTCCCAGAATCCGGTGGACAGTTCCGGAACCGGATCAAAACCGGCACAATGGCGATCCGATCCGCTCCTGCCATGGTAGGATTCTCTCAGTTCACCACCACCGACCAATGTTCAAAACATTTTCTCAGAAAGGTTTTCAAGTTTCTTTTGATAACGGTTTGACTGTTAGCGTTATGTTTGGATCTGGCGACTACTGTGAGCACAGGTTTTCCGATATGGAACATGGCGACACTGTTAAAGTGTGGAGCAAACATGACTCTATTAGTGCAGAGATTGCTGTTATTGATTCTAATGGCAATTTTGTAACTGAGTTTCCTGGTTGTCCTGAAGGTGATCAAGTTAAGGGTTGGTCTGAACCAGATTATATGCTGAAAGTGATGAACTGGGCGGCAGCACAGTAAGATATACTTAAGGGGGCACAAGTTGCCTCCTTTTTTTATACCTTACTCTTATTTAAAATAGGTTCTATTCACCATCCTAGCACGCCGGCCGGACCCTTTGTCAATCCCTGGACCCATAAGCATCCCTGATCGGTTAATCCAGATTCTCTTAAGGTTTCACCCGCTTGGACCGGTTCCCGATGGTGTAGGATTAGC